TATCCCGGGAAGATGTTTTAAGGAAAACTAAGTGGATAGAAAGTTTATCTAAGAATAATGGTTATGATGAAAAACCCCACAGGGTTAAATTTGTTATGGGTAAATTATTCCTGGAAGCTTACTGGGTAATAATTGCTTGCCCTGTAAATTGGAGTTTATTTAATAGAGCTGAAGGTATGATGCCATGTTTGGCAAGTCAGGAAATAACCTTGAAAAGGGTTATGACAACAAACCGTAGTCAATCACAAATAAGAGATTTAAGAACATGATAGATCCATCAACCGAAGACTTAGAGTTACGTACTAATAACCCCTACTCTATTGGAAATATATTCTCCTTTAGTGAAGGGGATTTTGCTTTAGAGAGGGAACCCATAATAATAGAGCGTTCTATAAGGGATAGGTACCACACAGTTGTTGAGGGGGATACACTAAGTAGAATTGCCTTTGATAAATACAATGATTCCAAGGAGTGGTGGGTAATTGCTGATGTAAATAACCTCGATTGGACATTTCAATTGGAAGTAGGTACAGTTTTATTAATCCCAGATTTAAACCGAGTTAAAATAACACTATAGATGCCCAAAGATTTAGGATTCGATTATGGTTATGGAGCTGCCTTTGTAAGGCTTTATTTTAAGGACACAGAGCT